TTAAGGGCTACAAATTTCAAATATAGACTTTATAATTTTTACATACAGCAAAAAAATAATTCTAAAAACAATAAAAAAATTTAAAATAGTCAAAATAGTATCAACAACATCATTGTGTATGATACTAGTTAAAACAATAGATGCAAATAAAATAAAAACTAACATATATGATTTTAAAATAAAAAAAACAGGTTTAATATATTTTAAATCAAATAAAAAATTCAAATTTTCTTTATATATAGACATTAAATTAACTTAAAAATCTTACTACTTTCAAGGCTCTGAAAAAACATTTCAAAACTAGGGCGAATATTCTCACCTTCAAAAGTAATATATTTTAAATTTGAGTGATCTTGTAGGTCTACAATAGACTTATCAACTGTTGCTTGAATATTATATTCAGTACCAAATTGATCTTTTACGGTGACTTCTTTTTTTAACATAGATGGGTCCTTAATTTAAATTATTTAGAAATTATATAACTTGATTAAATTACTTTATAATTTAACTTAAACATCTGATTTAAAGACGTATAAAAAGTTCTTCCATCTAGGTTCAAATCAACTTCTTTACCTGATTGAAGAAGTATTCGCTTACCCACTTCTATAGTTTTTAACCCATTACGAGTATTTTGTATTTTATTTAAAGGGATGAGCGACACTATAATTTCTGTACCATTTTTTGATTTTGCAATTAAATCGTTTATTTTTAACAACTTGTATCCTATTTCTGGGGGTTTTCTCGATTTGAAAAAACTTTAAAACTAACTTTCAATTTATAAAAAGCACTGTTTAGTGCTTTTTATTACTGTCAATTATTGCTTAGATAGCAACAATATTTACAGCATTTGGTCCTTTTTGACCTTGAGCTACACTAAACTCAACCATTTGGCCTTCAAACAGTGTTTTGAAACCTGAATTAGCAATTTCGCTAAAATGGGCAAAAACATCTGGACCTGATTCTTGCTGGATAAAACCGAAACCTTTAGTTTCGTTGAACCATTTTACAGTACCTTTAACAACATTCGAGTTTGACATAATAAATCCTACTGATTTTTTAATAATTGTGAGTCATTTGATTGACTGTTTATAACTTTGAAAATAATAAATTTTGAGACTTAAAATCTGAAAAAACGAAGGATTATGACTAAAACTGCGATGCTTAAAGAAGATTTACCGAAACAAGACTTTTTTCTAGTTAAGTTAACTATACACTAAAAATTAATTTAATCAAGTTCTCTTATATATATATTTATTTACCTTATATTTTTTTGATTTTTACAATAAAATTAAACCTTTATTGTAAATACAGTAAGATGTTGTTACTCTGAAGCTCAGCAATATTAATAAGTAATGAATGCGATTTTATAACTCTGTAATAACAATTCTAGTTTTTTTAGTTTCGGGAATGATGATTTTTTCCCATATACAAAGCTCATACCACCCTGCAAACTTTATTACTGCATCTATTGATAAGTAATTAAATTCAAAATCAATCAGATGCTTAAACACTTTTAGTCGTATCAATATATTAATTAAGAACGCTTATTTCGCTCACGATAAAACTTATACCAAAGCCCTCATTTAGATAGAGAGCTTTTTCAATTCACACACTGCACACATACAGTGACATGCACCTTTGTTGAAATCGAATGCGCTGTGCAGCCTGAAAGCAGGATGCACAGCGCAAATAAATTAAATACCCTTTTCATAATCAATTAAAACTTTGGCTACAGCTTTTGCAGCAGTCCAATATTTCGCATTGAATTGGGCAAGTTCTTCATCATTAGAGATGAAGCCTAGCTCCACGATCAAGCCTCCAGCATTCACAAAACCTAATTTACCTCGTGCTGACTTAGATTGATCAATCCAACCATCATCGCCACGTAAACGACTGCCAAACACTCCTGCTACAGCCTGAGACAGCTTTTGTGCAAGTAGCTTACTTTGTGGTAAAGCAATCGTTTCAATCCCATTGGCTTGCTTGGAGGTTGCTGCATTCATATGAAACTCAACAGCAATAGATGCCCCTTTTGCCAAAGCAATAGCATTGTTTAGAGGCAAATTAATTGTTCCTGTTCCATCTGTCTTAATTGCAACACCTGCTGATAAAAGATAATGTGCTACAGCATTTCGAAGATTTCGAACCAAATCAGCTTCTTTGTATTTACCATTCACTGCGCCAGGATCAGTATTGCTATGCCCTGCTGTGATCGTGACAAAAGGCTGAATATCAGAGTGTAATTCAGGCTGCTTTTTCAAGCGTGCGAGCACCATAGCTACACCAACAAACATCCCTACCCATTCAGCAACGTTTTCAGGGAGCTTATTTTTAAGCTCTTGTGGGATTACGTTCCACACACCTAAAAACTGCTCTGATAATAAAATCAAGGCATAAAAAAAGGCGCTTGCTGCGCCTACTTGTACTGACTTGAGTTTCCAAGCCTGTTGCCAGTTTTCAATTAATTTCATTTTACTTTCCTTCGACTATTAAAAAACCGCCCTAAGGCGGCATATCATTTGGTGCGTTATTTCTTCAAATCTTCTCTGGCTTCTTTAAGCTCTTTCACCACTTCAATAATGGTCTTCCCCTCCTGTTTATTGATGAAGTTAAAGGTCCACCGCACAACAGCCCAACCCGGTAAACCGCATACAAAGAAGAATCCACCTAAGGCAATCATCCCCCAAATATCAGTTACCCACTCATGTAGCCCCCATTTCACGATAATGAAAGCACCTCCAGTTAGACTTGATACAACCGTACAGATCAAACCCACGGCCCACTCTTGTGGCGAGCGTGGCAAACGCATCATGATGACAACCGTTGCAACAAGTGCTATCGCTAAAGTGACCATGATTGCTGCACCGTAGAACTTTAAAAACGCAGCAAAACCACTTGTGGACACTGGTTCCATTTATTTCCCCTAATTTTTCGCAATAAAAAAGCGCTCTATTGAGCGCCATCACTTTTTCTAAACTTAAACTTCGATTTGAATCACTTCACCCAATGGTGCGAGTCGTTTGATCTCACCATCAGATACAAATACGGTTGCTCCTAAGTTGTAGCGTGTTGAACTGGTGACCAGATTTAAGCCAGATCCACCCACTACCAACACTTTGTAATTGGGGTGGTCCACGCTGGTAATGGTTCCTACAAACTCTGCAGCCGTAGGTAGTAAATCAATTAAACGCTGTAATGCATTACTCACGATTGACGCGCTCCACTTTTACGGTTTGATTGACCACCGCATGACTGAACGAGACGCTGACACTATCTACAATGCCCCACCATTCCGCATTAAAGGCAAGTACTTCTCCTGGTACACATTCACCCACCTCAGGTGAAATCGGCATGCTGTAGGTGTGTGTTTCAATCATTCCCGCTTTGGCAAGCTTGGCTTTACCATATGCTCCCATGCTAACGTGGTTAAACAGTGGGTTGTTTTCAGGCTGAAGTAAGGTGTCCGCACTTGTACCAGTACGTTTCACTTGAGCGACCAGTGCCTTTCGATCATTGGTCAGCGTGATGCCGTTGTAATCAGGATAGATCTGATAATCAGTTGACTGACTCACCACTGCAGACTCAGGCAATAAGCGATCATATTCAGCAATCGACAGCACATCCCAGAAGGTCTTTTTATAAAGCGGTTTAATCGTCAGTGTATTGCTGCCCTTTTCGCTATAAATAAACCCACCGCCGCTTTCAACCACCATTTTGATGGCATCAATCGGTGCTAAGTTGGAATAACTTAAGCATTCACGCTCAACGATCCAGCCCAATGCATCAATTAGCTGCCAATTCAGTACTGTATCGCTAAACACGCGATCCAGTTCCGCCTGACATAACTGGACGGAGGTTCGATCGTTCTCTTGTAAGAATGAGCGTAAAGGCGCTGTCTGTGCCGCAAGCAGTGCGGTTTGACTGCGGCCAATTAAGGTATAGGTATCTTGGGCGAATTTACGAGAACGTCGGCGGTTCTCAAGCAACATGTGATGCTCGGTACCATTCACGATAATTCTTAAAATCACAGGCTGGCCATTGATGGGCTCAAGTTTATCAATCTGGGATGCCGGTACGGTCAAACTATAGGACCAGCACCAGCAGCTGCGATCGGTACTGTAATTCCCCTCATAGACTTCAATCGCTACGTCATTATCTAGACGCGTCACAGATAAACTATTCAATATGTACCACCAATTACGATTCGGTATGCCGGGTATGCAATCATCAGTACCGAAGTTAAGATCAACATTGTGCGAATCCACCTCATAACACAGGCATACAAACTCAAGTTCGCCCGTGCCTTCATACTGAGGAATCTCAGGCTCTGGCCAAGGCTCAACGGGATGCTTGCGATAATGGATGGCTTTGGCTTTATTCCAAAGGATCTCATCTTGTGTGACCAGCTCTAAGCCTTTATCCCAATCAAAGCTAAAACACTTTTCAAACACATGCGCGACCTGATGTGAAAATGAGATGTTGCGGCGTTTACGGACCATCTCCTGATGGGCGAATTCACGCTTCGATCGAAGCTTGATCGATTCATCAAAATACAAATCACGCGTAATCCGAATCTTCAGATTTTCTTGCCAATGCACGCCTTGGTTGCGACTGAGCTTCGCGCCCTGCTCAAACGCCGCATGGATGGATTCAGATAAAGTTCGTCCACGCTGAAAGCCAATGTCATTGCCATGATTGACCACTAATCCACGGTCGTAAAAAAAGGTGTCATTTGACACCCTGAGTACTGGTTTCGCCCATGGTATTTCCGTTGATCCAAGCTGGGTGATTGCACGCTCAAATACAGCACTGAATCTCAGCTCAACACCGAGCTGATGATTAATATCAAACAAGGCTGCAAAGTCGGGATTGAATGACGTGTTGATCACTGCATCGAGGGAACAATACGCATTAATCCCCACCACGTATAGCTCAGGGATAAAACCAGTATTGATGGTTGCTTCAAGCGTTGAAGTTTGACCCGATACCGCTTTTAACTCTGCGCGGAATGAAACATCAATTTCTGCTTCAAGCGCATTAAAATCAAAACTCTGCGCCTGAATCAGTGCTAAAAATGAGGTATCAATGGTTGCTTCAAGTGCAGCTAAGTTCTGCTCATCCGCACCAAAGTTAAGATCGCTAGAGCCCGTTACAATGTCTTTAAAATTGAGATTTACATGATGTGCATCAGGTGGAATATAGTTCGCCACATGTCCACCTCTTTTATGTAGATGGTTTGAGGATCAATGAGTTCATCATCAAGGTGCTGCCTAAAACCAATTCAGGATTGGCCAACACTATATCCGTACCCACGGTAAAGTCTGCAACGGCTTCACCAGCACCATTGAGTAAACGTGCCCAATTTGCTACACCAGCTTTCGTTACCGTTGCTGCATCGGTTTGATTGAGCTCAATACTGTCCGCATGTAGGGCTTTAAAACACGGTTTAGGTAAAGTAAGGATTACCAGTTTTGCGGCATTATTGGCAGCCACTGAGGCCGAAGCAGGTTTCGTATCATCATAAAAAATAAAGGAAGCATTTGCGCTTCCTTGATCTAGATATGTGGCCAGAGCTTGAAGTTGTGCAAGGCTGGCTTTGAGTGAAGGTTGAATCATTTCGGCACCACATTATCTTGAATAACTGCGTTGTATTGTTGTTTATTATCAAATCCAATGACGAAACAGCGCAATTCAGTATTTAAACCCTGAAATTGATAATGACCTTGAGGATCAGGTTTCTGAATTGCTACAGGTTGCATATTTTCCTTGCTATACAACACAACAATTGCATCAGCATTTAATTCACCTAGTTTCTTAGTCGATCCTTGTATTTTAGCAATGATAGGGCCTGAGCTGATATTTTGCAGAAGATGTGCAGTTGTTCGGACTTTTCGTGTACATGGCCTCATTCAATCTCCCCTAAATAAAAGTAAGTACTTCCACTGTCAGGATTAACCCACAGTGAGTCCATTACAAACATAGAGTTATCTGAAATCAAAGGTGTGGTCGGATTGATAACACCACGACTATTTCCTGAATAATAGAGATGCTTAAGGGAGCCTCTAAGAAACTTTTTATCATCATAAAAAGGGATCTCTAATGCTGATAGGTTATTGCTGTTATATAACCCGCTACGCCCTGTAAAGAAATCTGGAATAAGTGGGGTTGCTATAATGTTGCTTTTAATACGACCAGCAACATCATAATGGTTCACAAAAAAACCACTTCCGCTTGTATTAAAAGAGAATGGAGTTCCACCAGGAATATTGGTAAATCCACCTGAGGTAGAACCTGCATTTGTAATCTTATTGGTTGTGATTAAAAACCAATTTGGAATGATTGAGTTATCAAGTGCTGAATTAAATAGTCCACAGCCTGAGAGTAGTTTGTTTTGAGTGTTTGTATTGGTGAGTGAGCGTTGGAAATAAAAAGCATCTGCATCACCCAATAAGGTAAAATTACGATTACCCGCAGTCGGTGTATCAAAATCAAAAGGGCCATTTGACATGCTTTGCGAGCATGCGAAATACCACTTACTCCACCCTCTTATTGCATTGGTACCAGTCCCAGTGATCTTCCAATTCCGTTTAAAGTCAGTGGTATCAATGGGCAGTTGCAATCGATCAGTATTTTCATAATCATCAATATGCGTCATATTCTCCACAAGACCCACCATTGCAGATTTTGCATAGGTTGAGTTAATGCTATTCACACCATCTGAAGTAGACTCATCAACTCGAATAAATGGGTGCTGTGCTGTTGGATTTTTAGCCCGATAGACACGCTTTACATCATTCACATCTCTAAAAATAATGTCATAACCAAGCGGTGCAAGCTTGCCATTACCAACCACTGAAATTGTAGTTCCAGTGATTGAATCCTTGGGTTTTAAAATGAGCTGAGTGGCATTGGGTACACCTTTAATTCGATACTTTTGATTGAGCGAATTAGGGGTAAAACCCGATAACTCCACCACCTGAAACAGCATTGCGTTATGTGCTGCAAAGAGGGTGATATGCAGATCCCCTTGTGCATCAATACTTGCGGCGGTGATCTGGGGAAAATCAATACCACTGACTAAGGCCTTATCGAGTAATCGAATTAAATTCCCCCAGTTATTACCAAGAACTAAACCATTTAAGTGGCTAAAATATTGAACTTCTACGTCTGTCGTCACTTTTATATACCCATAAAAAAGACCGCCGAAGCGATCATATTTGAATTAAAAGTTAGGCCACCCGGTCAATATCACCGCGTAGCATAATTTGGAATGAGTCAGACAACACAGTAGGTTCTGACTGCTTCACAGTACGAATCACCCAGATTGGATGATTGGCTGCAACGGTATTGAAACGCAGTACGTTGCCAGATGCCCAACCATTGCCCCAGCCTTCTTTTTTAATGCTGAAGTAAGGCGCATTGGTCACTGGATTGATTGGAGCGCAGTCTTCAGTCGTGACCCCTGTTCCGATCTGGCCAGAAGTTTCACCAATGATTCGGAATGAAGTATTACCTGTAAATACAATTGCCCAGCGTTCCTGAATATTGCCTTTGTTGGTAACGGCAATCTGATACAGTGTGTCGTTGTAATTGGCTGAGATCGCTGCCCCAGTGGCCTCATCTTTCCAAAGGTTATCCCATGTCGACTGTACAAACTTACGTGTATAGCGAGCTCGCATATCACCAATCACCAGTGCTGAACCGACAATGGTATGAGCAGGATCATAGTTATGCGTCAGTGGCTTAGTGAAAGTCACTTGGCCATTGATTTTTACATCACGGACTAAACCCATATCTTGATAACGATACTTGGCTGTCAGTGGTCCTGTGAGATTACCCAAAGCAAAATCACCGTTTAAAGTCACTTTGCCGTAGTCATAGTCCACTGTGTACAGATCAAATGGAATTTTAATGCCATCGGCATCTTCAAGTTCACACCAGGAGATCCGTGCATCACCCAATGGATAGGTTTGACCAGCAATATAATCGGGCAGTTCCTGCGATTTACTTGCACTCACAACCCCAATCTCTCCCGAACGAAAAATAGGAACTCGACCATCAATCGGTAAACGTACCGCAGATAAACCCAGCAACTCAGCATCAATCGGGATATAGCTATAACCGACTGCGCTGTATTTGATGGTTTCAGGCAAGACCATAATCGGCTTGTGAATCCACTGCTTGCCATCCTTGGTATATTCCAGCTCAGCCACATACCAGTCCTGCGCCATAATTTCAGCACGGTTGGCAGAAGTCACTTCAATCTTTTGACGAAAAACAAACTGGCCATAGCCTTGGTCAAAGTTAAAGAAACCATCACACTCTGCTGTATCAATGGTACCTGAGCCATCAGGGGTGATATTCAATACCCCGCCTTCTACTTTGGTTGCGGACAAAGTCAAAGACTGTGCTCGAATTGGAATCATCGGTGCACGGTATGACACTTGGTTGGTCTGCACACTTTCCAGTTGCGTCACCAAGGTCTCTAAGGTCGGATTATTTGCCCCACCTACATCCCAAGCGGATAGCTCTACTGCCCCATTCCCATAGTGAATCTGACCCGCTACCGTTCCTGCACCCGTGGTCACCGATGGATTACGGTAAAGCGATCCAAGTTTATCGACATAGGTTGAATCAGCCAGTGTAAAGCGAACCGAACCTGCAAGAATCTGCTCTGCAAAGCCTTCGGTTAAATCCGTTTTTAGCATAGAACCAATGAGGGTATCCGACCATGATTGAGCTGCTGAACTATCACGATACGAGACACTCACTGTCACCGCAGTCGCCACTTCATTCAGGCTTAAAGTATGGGTCTCACTGGTATTTTCATACTTAATGGTCATCCCCAGCATGCCTGCCGCAATTGCCTCCTGAGACGTATTATGCGTTCCATAGTAAGGGCGCATAATCTTCTCGCGTTCGATCGCTTCAAGTGTGGTGCTTGGGGTGATATTCATTGTGCGAGACACATAGTTGATCGTGCCTTGTTGCTGACCTGCACCATTGATTAAACGCCCTGTAGTGGCATCAGTCGGCATATCACGCAGCTCAACCTCACCTAAGTAGTTCATGTATTTGACGGGTACACGTACTTTTACAGACTTAGGAATGAGTGCCGCAGAACCATTGTCCAATTCAATCGAAATAGTGCCGCTGGTCGGTACCGCAGTCACTTGAATTGAAGACTTGGATCCTTTCTGGCCTGATACATTGAATGTGGTACCGCCATTGGGTAATAAGGTCGGCATCAGCTTGGCCACACCATCCGCATAATCAATCGTCCCTGTGGCATCCCCTGTAAATTGCCCTTGGCCATTATCGCTTGCTGTCTTGGTAACCCCATTTAATAACCAGTCAACGGTTAAGGTACCTGCCACAATCGAATCATTTACAGGGATTTCGACATAGGCTTGATTGATGGTTAATCCTGAACGCTCCTGAGCCGTGATCATATTGCTCCATGTCAGCAGGATTGCACTGCCGACATCGGCAAGTTCACCTGTCGTGAGTGCCATGGTACCTGTATCGTAATCAATACTGCCTGAGCCAAAGGATGAATCAGCACCGCGTAATTGCCCTGCACCATTGTCTCGAAGCGTATAGACCTGATTCTGAACCAGGTACGACACTTGCAAACTACCCGGTGATGGCAACGGGACCAAATTACGGATCCAGTTAAAACCGATGTTCTCTTGATTGACATAGATCAGTTCAGATTCAACTGGTGCTGTTACGGCTGCTGCAGGCATAAAGTTAATCGTGAGGTTGGTGGTACCCGTCCCCGCGCTTGCATTCCACACAATCGAGCCGTTTTGATAGTTGATGGTGCCAATGGATGTACCGGCGGCATTTTTAAGTTCACCGCCGACGTCTGTAATCGCTGAACCAAACAAAGTGAACTCTACGGATTTCGGCATGACGGATGAGCCGAGATATAAGCTCGACACAGTATTGATCGTGACATTGCTGAAAGTCTTGCTCAGCACTCCATTCTTGGCTTTCACCAAGGCCACAGAATCACCTGCAGCATTGATATTCACCATAGGGGTTTCAGTCTGCGCTGAGGGAACCAACTGCGTATAGACATCCTCTGCAACCACCGAATAGTCACCGACTTGTGCAGCTTCTTTTAAATTCGCACTGGAGTAATATTTACCTGTATCCGCCACAATGGTGTCACGGATGATGGTGGTACTCTTTTCACCGCTATACCATTGCTTTGCAGATAACCCCACAAAATCAGCTTTTAATGCATCACTGAGGCCATAAGTGGCAATCTTATATTCCACTTGTTTGCCGTCGACCATCACATAAGCCGTGCGAGTCGATACTTCAGTAATCCGTAGGTATTGCTCAATTTCTAAAGTTTTGCCCTCATTTGAGATCAATACAATCGATTTGCCGATCGATGACTCTGCCTCTTGAGGAAACATGGCCACTTGTAGAGACTTCATGCCTTTCCAATGCGTGTCCAAAGGTGTGCCAGCAATCTGTGCGCCTTTGGCATTATAGTTTTCAATGCGGTTCTGCGCTTCTTTACGTTCATCCGTCCAACTGTCAGTACTGAATAACACGGCGGAGACATTGGGATCTTGCGCATTCTGAGAGATAAATACTGTCGCCCCCATCAAAGCATCGGTATCGGCTGTATCGACTGCGGCATAAATCTTTTGGATTGATGTACGACCTGTGGTGCGATCCATCTCAGAAATATCATTGAACAGGTTGTTGCTTTGACCGTCGACAATTTCACGGCCTGAGTATTTACCCCCACCATCATCAGCATCTGTACGAATGCGCTGTGACTCAAGGAGCTTTAAATTATGAGTTTCAATTGTCATCGCTTACCTCTGTAAAACGCATGGTGACCACGTAGTAGTCATCCTCGGAAACGGTTGGAAATTCCTTAACAGGCTTAGCTTCAATCGCACCCGCTTCATGATTGAAAATCACATTAAAGCGGCGCTGATCATGGAGGTATTCAAATTCAATCGTGAATTGCTCACCTAATGCTGACCATTCCAAAATGGTCCGTAAATGCTTTCGCTTAATCCAGCCTTGGCCAGTTGAAGGTGGAACTAAAGTGATTGGTCGACCTGAAAGCTTTTTGCCTTCTTGAATAATCAAAGCACCACTAATTGAACGCTCTTGCTTTTGCTCAACAGGTTTCCAATCAAATTCATCCGACCATAAAAAACCGTCCTCTAATGGGACGGTTTCTGATGTCAGTTTTCGTATAAGTTTCATTACATGCTCCGTTTAAGCATCTCAAATTCACGAAGTATGTCTTCCATACCATCCACCGCTTCTGGCGTACCCTGTAGTTCAGCTGACTTGCCTCCAGATTGAATCTCCAGAATTTTCTTTTCAGTTGGCTGCATAGTTTCAACCCCCTCTATATCAAATGAGCTTGCAATCATTGGAGCCTCGGGGGCAACAGGGATTTGCTGAGCCAATTGACTACTACCAGACAATAACGATCCAACACCACCACCTGAACCACGTGCTTGTGATTTGGCATTCAATGTATCAGTACGCGCTTTCATCTTGGCCTTGAAGTCATCCCAATGATCGTTGGTGGCTTGTTGTTCAGCACTTACTTCAGGCTGAGATGATGATGTTACTGAGCTTTGACCTACCTGACTCACAGTACGCTGAGTAGCAACAGCGGCTTGCTGGATCTCACCAAGTTTAGAAACAGTGGCTTTGCCAGTAGCATCCAGTTGGACTTGTAGACCAAGACTTGCTGCTTTTGCCTGAGCAACAGCAATTTTGGCCTTATCACCAGTTGCAATGGTTGAATCCAGCATCAGCTTGTACGCTTGCTGAATACCATCTGCGGTCGCTTGGCCGCTTTTGCTAATCACATCAAAATTAGCCTGTGCAGATTGTGCAGCTGAATCTAACTGTTCTTGAGTTTTAACACCCATGGCATTAAAAGCAGCTTGTGCCGGGTTTAGGATCTCAGGTAACTGTGCCACTTTTTGTTCGATCTTACTTAAACCTAAAGCAACCTGTTCCCCTGCAATCAATCCCTGCTTACCGAACTCAATCAGCGCACTTTTAGCGTAATCAATCTCAGCTCTGGTTTGGGCTGAGTCAATAGCCTTATTGAGATTTGCACTTAAAGCTAAACCAGTATCAATCCCTTGGGCTTTGTAGGCTTCAAGATTACCAATAATGAATTGGATGTCATTATTGGCAGACTGGAATGTGCTTGAAAATGCACCTTTAAGTTGCTGGGTCTCTAAGCCAGTTCGACCAAGTGCAGCTTTCATTACCGCTTCTGTGATTGCGGCAGATTTAGCGGCCTCTTGTGCAGTACCAGCAAAGGCAGCTTTGGCATTGGTTTGGAAGACAATAAGATCCTTACCACTCAATGCCTTTGCTAACTCAGCCTGCATCTGTTCAGCAGTAATTTTCCCTTGTTCTCGAAGAAGGTTAAGAGTCGTTACAGCATCATTGATTCCCTTGGTTGAATCAAATGACATCGCTTTAGCAACTTTTTCAAGCACTTCCTTGGCCAAGCTACCTTTTTTAACTACCTCATCAAACTCTACTACAAGTTTTTTAGACTCTGTTGTGAGTTGGTATGTTTTATCGCGTGCCTTTTCAGCTGCTGCAGCTATTTCAGCCTTTGACTCAGCGACTACTTTTGCTCGAGCAGCCTCAAGGGCCTCTTGTGCTGCAAGATCCTCGAATGCCTTTCCATATCCTCTTAGCTTCGCAACTCCCTCTCCAGCCCAAGTACCAATTGGCATAAACACTGTTGGAATTAACACTCCTACAGCTGTTACAGCAACACCTAGCGCACCTAATCGACTAATTAAAGTCATTACAGATCCGCTGGCAGCTGTTGCTGTTGTAGCTGCCACGGTTGTATTTGTAGCTAATTGGGTTTTAGCGGTAGCTGCAGAACGTGTAGCAGCAGCATTTGCTAGTTGAGCTTGTGTGTTAGCAACCACAGACGCTGTTTCATGAGTAATCGCAACTTGTGCTGCTTTTACTCCTGCGGCCTTATCAAGAAATACGTTGGCAATATTTAATGCTTTGTAGGCTATAAATGCTTGAGCAGCCAGAGTGAGTATTGAGACAATTTGATCGAGGTTTTCTGATACAAACTTAATTGCATTTGCAACTCTTTCACTTGCGCCTGTTGCCGCATCCGCCTCACCTATATACAAGGTCCATGCATTTTTTAGGTTTACTATCGCTTGCCCGATCGTAATGGGCATTTTACCGAATTCTTCATTCAGTGCTTTTGATTGGCTTTCAAGTGCTTTGACAAGTACATCAGATGTAAGTTTACCCTCGTTTGCCATGGCACGTAGCTTACCAATATTCACACCTAAGCCATCAGCAAGAGCTCTCGCCAAACGTGGCGCTTGCTCCATCACACTATTAAATTCCTCACCACGAAGAACACCAGACTGCAAAGCTTGGTTAAATTGATAAATAGCTGCCTCATTTGATGCTGCAAGGCCACCACCAACAATCAGCGATTTATTAACTAAATCCGTTATTCCTAAAGCTCGTTCCTGCGAATAACCCAGCTGATCGGTTGCACTTTTAACCCGCGTAAATAACTCTGCAGTAGCAGTAAGATTGGAGCGAGTTTCAATTGCAATATTTTTTACACCCTCAAAAGCTTCTGCGAAGTTCCCACTTTTAGAGGTTGCAAGATCAATCCTTGCTTCTAAAACCTTAAATTCATCAGCAGTTCGGCCAATATCCATTAAGGACATGCCAATTCCAAGTGTAGCCATTGTGCTGGTTAGTGCTGTATAACCAGTTTTTAAGCCTTGAATCTCTCCACTAATCTGCTTAACAAGCGCTTCATTTTTTTGGAGTTCCGCATTTGTTTTACCTAATTCAGCATCCAGCTTGCTTAATTCAGGGGTAACGAGACTTAGTTCTGATTTGAATGTGTTAAATGCCTGATCAGCTTGCTTGACCTCTCTTTCTAACGAGTCAATCTGTTGCTGAGCAATTCGAATATCTTCGGGCGTGGCTTTGGTCTTTGAAAATTCTTCAAGTTTAGTTTTTGCAGTAGCTAGGTTTGCTTTAAGAAGATTTAATGATCGTACGGAGTCGACACCAAACTTCTCAAAACTATTTGAAGCACCTACAACACTAGTACCAGTACTTTTAATAATTTCAGTTGTTTCATTAAGCGATTTAATTAAAGTTGCAGCGCGTTCAGTGGCATTTTTAGGAATGATGTTTCCAATTTCTGAACCAGTGTTTTTGGCAGTATTTGCTACATCCTGTAGTTCGCTACCAAGTTCACCCAACTCACCTTTTACTTGTTCAGCTTTTTTTGGCAAGTCGGTTGGTATGATTTTACTAATCTCTTTTGCGGTTTCAGCGCTTGTTTGCTTTAATCGTTCAGCTTCACTTCCAATGGTTTCAAATAGTTTTTTGCTAACATCTTTGGATTGTTTAGCTGCGGCAACAAGGCCTTTGCTATCGCCATCCATGATTAATTTGAAAGTTAAATTTTTACCAGACATGGCGACCTCAAATTTTAGGCATTAAAAAACCCACCAATTGGTGGGTTTGAAGTGCTTATTTAAATCATTTTTGAATTATTCGATTCACAACATAAAATCGCTTGCCATTTTTACAATCAACAAATGAGGCAATTTGGTCTGGATAATTACTTTTAGTATTTGAATGTCCAACATACTCAACTAAATCACACTCAGGGAGTTTCGAAACAAGCTCGGCTGAATCTCGATCGTGTTTTTGTATTTCAATTAGACCTTGTGCACCAACCTGCTTAAATAACTTCGGATATGCCTCAGGCGTATAACTCTCGATCGCATTCACATCAATTTTAGGATTGTTCATTAACTTTACCTCGATAAAAAAGCACTCTAAGGTGCTTTATAGTTTCCATCTTTAGAGCCTTTGCAATCTGCTTGAACTTTATCCAAAACCAACTCACCGCTACTTGTAATAGGGTGTTGTTTAATTGATTGATAATATTTTATTCCTCGCATCATACAGCTACCTTCATATTCCCGTTGTGTTAGCTGCGGTGGCGGTGCATTCCTATTCGTATAAGCATTAATAGCAACATCTACTAAAGCGTACAAAACCATTACAACAATACCACCAATAATACCCAACACACCAAGGACTATTAAATCCCCTACATCTGAAGGTTTACTGGTTGCACAAGCGCGAGATGGTGCAACTAAATCACTGCCACAATTCTCGCAAACACCCACTCCAGTTCTGCGCCAGATCTCGTAAACAATAGCCGGCAAGAGAAAGAAGAATGCTAAAACTAACGTGATTAGAAAATTACCACGATTTTTCGACCATCCTACATGACCACAGTTATTACAGCTAATACATTTATTTGCCATCTGACTCTCAACGACGTTCCCAAGTAATTTTAGATACGCGACCTTCACGAACGGTTACGGTATATATCTCGTTTCCAACTTCATAAATGTAATCTGTCACTGAGATCGTAGTATTGTTGCCAGTATCAACTGTATAAGATTGTTGGTGAATAGGCTTTCCTGCTTTAATTACCAATGAGCCAACAGAATCGCCAACTTGAACAATGTCACCACCTACACGGAAACTGCGAGTTTCAGCAGCTATGACCGAAAATGATGTGACTAATAACAAGCCAGCCAGTAATTTTTTCATTATTTATCCAAGTTTATAAAGCATTTGGAGATAATAACGTGATCAATTTCACATCACAACTCAATCGTCATTTGACTTTAGCTCGTCGGCCAATTTGGCATAAGCTTTATCTTTGGCATGTTGAGCAGCACGCATTAGGTTTGTGTTAGTGAGTAAGCTTTGCGATCGTTGTTTCTGAGCTGCCCCCAAATAACCAATGAAAGCCCCGTAACTCATCTGCATGATATCGTCGCTACGATGGCCCGCTTTTGTTAGGTATTGAAAAGTCTCAAACCAGCTAGGCTGTTTTGGTTGTTTAGTATTTCGTGAACGCTTGTGTTTTTTCTTCGGCTTGGGTTCGCTAAAGAAAGCTTCATTCACTTTTATCGCAGCATCAAGTAATAAGATGTTGAGCTTGCTCTCTTGCTTAAATAAATCAACAGCCTGCTCACTACTACATTTTAGAGAATAAGCGATCAACTGTGTCGATTCAAAAGGATGTTCATCAAAGATCTTTTGTGCAGTCTCATCTGGGTGGTTATCCAAAAAGTCTTTAATAACTCGTCCCACACTCTGCCACTCATCAAAGTTGTGCATTTGCAGTTGGTGCACCGATAACTCACCAACGCTGACAGATCGGTTTGAAGCCACAAAGAATTCATTCATGATGGAATCTCAAAAAATAGGCACAAAAAAAGACGCTAATGCGCCTAAGGTTCTTTGTGCCTAATGGGTTTATGCTGCTACAGAGAAGCGCTCAATGTGACCAAAAATACTTAATTCAGCATCATTCGCTTTAGTGATATCTGCAAGACATTCACCTTCAAAGCTATAACTCGCAAAGTCTTCATGAATTAGGTCAAATTCCGTTTCAGGAGATAATTCTAGGCGCCATAGTGTCACTGCAACTTTATCGCCCTGGTATGTATCGACCCCCTTGAAGAAGAAACGATATTCTTCGCCTAGATTGGTGGCAATCGTTGTGCGTGTAATAGCTCCAGCTTTGCCAGACCACTTCACATCAGTAATAGGTTCATTAAAGATGACCGTTCCAAACACGGCATCTAAAGTATATTTATCTGCAGTAATTGCCGCATCCGCAGGGCCTTTAAAAGCCACATCGGACAAGTTTCGAGTCCCTAGATCAATCATTTCACCAGCTTTAACTGCGCCTAATGTTATTTCAGGAATTGTTGCTTCTGGGATTTCTAGTGTTTTACCGCTAAGTACCATTGCCAGATTTTCTTTGGTGACCTCTTCCAAAGTTCCGCTAACCGATACACCAGTTTGCTTACGCAGCACTGCATCCTTTGCACGCAGACCTGTTTTTGATTCAAAGTGATCTGTTGATTCAGAGGTGATCTGAAGCTGGAGCTCTGGCGTGTTTCCAATTGATAATAGTGCAGCAGGCTGGCCATTAATCATTTTTGCTAAAAACAACTCACCTTGGAGTGAGATTAAATCTGGTTTATTCGCCATCGGTTTTCACCTCTTCTTTTTTGGCTAGTACAGGCTTCTGTTTTGAGGCAGGCTCAGTCAACTCAATTACACCGCGCTGTAATAAATCTTGAACCTGAGCATCGTTTAAACCACCGACGATATCCCCAGTACGAAAACGCCCGACAGATTGCCGGGCTTTGTATTGTTTTTGCATGAAAAATTCCTAAACAAACATTTTTGATTCAAACACCAATGTAATGTAGACACACGTTGGTGAATAGTCCTCTTCTACCGCCACCATTTCTAAAGGGCGCTTACTGGATGCAGGTTGCCAGCCTGATAAAAGTTTTAAAGCTTTAATCGTCAGCAAACCCACTCGATCCAGTACTGCAGACCCATCACTGAGTTGTGATGCTGCATGACGTTCGCAAATCGTAACCTCCCACTGCTGAGTAAGCATATTTACTGACGATCGCACAGCTTCATCAGATTTACGAATGCGGCGGTAATAGATTTGGGCGTTTGGTGTAACCTGAGAAAGTTCCGTAATTTTTGCAGAGTTGGCTGGTGTGTAAATCTTTTTAAAATCTGCAATTTCAGTTAGCTTTTCCGCTATCTCACCACGTACAGCAAAGAAGTTATCTTCATTACTCATCTGTCAAATGCTCCACAATTAAATCCAATACTTCCTGCTCATCTGTTTCAGTCAATCCCAAGAATGGACGACGAGGCATGTTTACTTTGTACGCTTTCCCTTGGGTTTCCTGCATGAAGTTAGATCGAGCCTTGCGTACAAATTTATTACCCACCAAACCTGTACGCAGATCCTGCCGAAAGTAGGTACGACGCATGCGTGCTTCATACTTAATTTCGCCACCGAAGTGGTGAATAGCCGCGTACTCAACATCCGTTCCAATCTCCACACTATTTGGTAGTGCGTTATAGGTCATGGAGTTGATAGCTCTGGAAGTATCACGCATGGTGGTACCACCTTCACGCAAAACTCGACCTGACAAACGCCATTTACCTTCAAGCCCCTCACCATTTATCCATCGAGAGCGAATATTCGATACAACCGATTGACCTATCGCATTAAAGAGCTTCAGCTTTCCTTGATCAAAACTAGATAAGCGCTCCAGAGCTTGCATTACTGCTGATTCACCATCAGCCTCAATGATGATTCCTACTCCAGACATATCAGCCTCACTTGATGCTAGGCATCATGTTTAAGATATCGTCACCAAAAACACCGCCACGATATGTGGTACCGATTGGCATTGTGGCTGGCTTCTCTTCTGTGACTTCATTTTGAGGGTTTAGGATATTCAATGTCGCCTTACCATCAGCAACCCGTTTCAAGAAGTCAATTTCCGCCTTATAACGGTTTTCAACTTCTTCAATTGGCTGCTGAAAATAAAGCCGGTAGCGTGCAATGTTGCACGCAATCCGTTTTAACGTACTGGGCGTATTTGGCAAAGGCAGGACATATCGAACAGCGATATAGCTGTCAATTTCCTCGGATGCATCCTGTAGGGCTTCTTCAATTGAATTACCTACAGTTTGCATTGATTCCAATTGTTGAAGCTCACCTTCACCAAAACGCGCCTCTAAGTCATTTCGAGTCGCGTACATAAGTCACCTTACTTATCAGCTGACGCCACTTTCTTGGCTTCGGCCGTGGCTTTTTTTAAGGCAGCTTCAGATGTAGATAAAGCCTTTTCAAGTTCAGCAACTTTGGTTTTAAGCCCATCATTCTCCTGATCAGACTTGGCTTTCTCTTCAGTCATTAGCTTGATAGTTCCTGCTTGTTCAGCATTTTCCTTTTCAAGTTCAGCTAAACGTGCAGCAGTACCATCCGCCTTAGGTTGTTCCGGAGCTTTTTCTTCTTCAATAGCTCCAGATGCTAAAAGGGCCTGAATACGTTCTGCATTCAAGCCCTTGATTTCATCACCCGGCATAAATTGCCCGATGGATTGCTTTGCAATGTACTTAGGCATGTCTTACTCCTTAAACAATGAAACCTGTGCCGCCACATACGCCATTTTTGTTTGATGGCACTGCAAGGGGTGCTGACTCGGTCATTAAGAAAATCCCACTTGGATCTTCGTTGTACCACTGGCGATCGAAATACTTCTGTACAGCACCATTCGCCAACATGTTTTTGATTTTGCACTGAGCAATAGAACCATTGAGGTCTGAAATAGCACCGAAATAGTCATTTGGGATGAATCGCTTAACACCATCTTTTAAGCGGTATGTTGCATCAAACACCCAAAGCTCTTTATCGTCCAAATGACCTTTAAATGACGCACCTTCCTGAACATTCAAGCTAGGTTTGTATGGGACCGAAATTCCTGCATAGGGCTTAATGAAACGCTCTTTAAATTCTTCATTTGCAAATAAAGCCGCCCAAACCTTTCCTGACATCAGATAAGCCTTTGAACTCCCCCCATTAGCATCTAATAAGCGTGTTTCAATCGTTTCAATGTCTGTTACAGGCTTAGCACCCGCCTGATTCCAAGGGGTTAATGGTGTAAATGTGAGTGATGCATCTCGCTCGTAATCCACTAAGTTATATTCATAATCATCTGATTGAAGAATATACTTCCCGTTGAGTAAGAGCTCGGTCGCCATCAACAAGACTGAGTTATCAATTGCATCATGATTACGCTTCATTACCGCAATCTGAGCAATCATCATCTTTTCTTGATCAGATAATTGCTGACCACCAGTAGAAATAATGCCTGCTGAACGCAAACGCTCCATTAGTGCTTCGTCAAAAGCAGTTGCTGGCGATACCATATTTTTTGGTTTGTAATATGCAGGCTGCACAAATTCAACTTTAGCAGCACGTTTAGTATCAAAAGGCTTACCTGGTTGATGTGAGGCTACCAATGGGGCTAAATCGTGCACCGTATTGATTTCAGCAAGTGGCACTTCATCACGGTCAAATGCAGGACGATTCGGAAAGAATTTATCTAAAAGCCAAGTATCCATCGGCTTGTAATTTGTGTGAATTAAAGCAAGCTCACCAACATCAAGCAACTCGAGTGGTGCGCCATTAACTGTAAATGACTGAGGCATGTTTAAAAGTCCTTATACTTTTGAGAATTCAATGTTATTAAGAGTCGCTTTAGCACGTGCGGCATCGTACTTTGCAGTAGCTAGGTATTCACCAGAGAGTCGCACCGCTTCAATGCTAAATACGCCACCGAAGTAGATCGGCAGCTCCACACCATCAGCAGACATCTGTGTTGCTTCAGTTGCAGTCACATCACGACCACAAATAACATTCCAAATTTTTTCATCTGCAGCTAGATCGACCACATTTGCGTCGGATAAAGTTAGTAAATCCCCAGCTTTATAGGCTTTTGCTGCAGTAACTTTGGCATTTGCCCGGCGAAGCTTTTCGACATCGAGAATGAATGGGCGTGTTTCTCGGGTCACGCTCCCCAAATACGTTTTATTGCTCATCTATTAAACCCCTTTCTTCTGTGCTGCAAATGCCTTAGCCCCTGCAGAGAATTGATGTTCTTGGCCTTGCTGACCGCCTTGCCCACCCTGACCACCTGTTGCTTGGTGAGTGAACAAATGCTGAAAGTGTGATGGAACTTGTTGCTGCTGTTGACCAGTTGGTGGCTGACTGCCTGCTGAGAATTGACGAAGTTGTTTAGCTGAAAATGCAAATGCAGAGTCATCTAGCGCTTTCATTTCCGTAATATCTTCCGCACTAAACTCTTTACCAAGGTCTTTACCTAAAGCGGTAATTTCTGCTTCACGCTTTGCTGCTGCAAACTGCTTGTTTTGGGTTTCAAGCTCAGAGTTTTTAGTCTCCAGCTCTTGAATACGGGCTTGCGCCTTTTCTAATTCGGTCACGTCTGTGTCCTCTGTAGGTTGATTTGCTGTGCCAGGTTTTGCTGAGAATGCATTTACCGACGTTGTTCGATCCGCACCTGTAGAGCAGATCGTAAATTCACGGATACGGTTGTTTCGAAATACTGCGACTGGCCCTGTGAATGTCTGTCCATTTACAACCACATTCACCCCTTGCCCTACTTCTTCAACAGAGCCAGGATCAATGAACATGGACATTTGAAACGGGTAACCATCATCTGCGTCATCCACAACTTCACGTGCTTTCGCATTACGGAGAAAGTCACCAGTCACTGTGATGTTTTGATTAATACCGACTTCTTTCACCACACCGACTCGGCTTGTACTGAAGTGCTCTTCTAGTAAAGGTGTGGGGGTTGGAATCTCAATTCCTTCAAGATCGAAAACAACACCATTTCGACCCCAAAACCAGTGGCCATCAACGCGACCACCACCGTAAGCTGTGCCTTTAAAGGTTCGCTTCTTATCCCCTTCAACCTGAGGAACAATGTCCACGGCGGATAGTGAGAATAGGTACTTACCTTGTTCCTCTTTCGTACCAGGCATTTTTCATGCTCCATAAAAAAACCGCCTTTCGGCGGTGTACTTTTTTCTGTTTTAATTAAAAACTTACTTAAAACTACTCTATAAAATCTTCGATAGTGTTGTACCTTAATTCAATATTTATCAACATGATGATAAATTGAGTATCATGCTTTACATTCTCTATATCCTTTTTCAAAATTGAAAGTAATCGTTGCGTCTCATTTATTATTTTTGCATTTAACCTTTCAAGCTGAATTTCTATTTCTTGCTTTTGGCTAAGTATTATTTGAATATCTTCATTGACCCTATCATTTTGAGCCTGACCAAAAAAGAGATTAGAAACTTTTAAATTCATCTCTTGTAAATATAAAATCTTATCCCTAAAGTTTTGATCCTCCGCTCTCAGTTTCCATAAAATATGACATTCCTGTGAAAATAGTTTAGCTAAGTCACAGTATTTTTCATATAACTGATTGCACGAATTATAAATCTCAATATTAGCTACTGTTTTAGTAATATTAATATTTTCATTTAAAGTCCCTATTCGTTCTATTAGTTCAACAGAATCACCTGAATAAAACATTTTACTTGAGAAAAAACTTTGAATTTCGCCTAAATTTTTGATTAATCTCACATATTGATCATGCTTAAATTTTTGCTTTCTCTCTTTATCATTTTCCTCAGCTTGATGCTTCATCTGCCTATCAAGCATTTCATTCTGATGCTTTATCTGCTCAATAAATCCATCGGATTGATCTTTCATTTGAGCCTTAAATGTATCACTTTGATGTCTCAACTGTTTATCTAAAGCTATTTGACTATTGTTGTTAGTAAGTTTCACACCAAGCAAGGTGATTAATGCTGCTGAAATACCAGCAATCACTTCATCACCAGCCTTTATAAAATTTTTAAGAACCCATGCGAGTAACACAATTCCAGCAACACATAGTAAAAAATATAATGAATCGAAATTAACTTTACGAACTCGCATTTAAATTGTTCCTACAAACCATAATACTATTTTGGTAAATCTATCACTCAACTCCTTAGTAGTATATCTTTGAAATAATAAACAATATAATCAGTTTTTTATAACTTTAAATTTATAAACCATAACACCTGCCACCATATCCACTAAAACTACTTCAAGAGACAAACCAATCGGCATTAATACTCCTTGCCCCACATTAAGCTTCTCAAGATCAATGCCTAAACCCTTAGCATTCTCAATCTGAATCATCACATTAGACTGACCCGCTAAAAGCATAGGCACATCCAAAGTGACAACCTTACCAACCTCAAGCGAAGCACCATAAGTTAAAGTGGTTGCACCAGTAATAACGTCAGCAGTATTGGCAGATACGGCGTGAATCTTTGCCATATCGTCTTTCACCCAGCTTTTAAGCACATTCTCTGCTGGGCTAATTGATGGCTGTTTTAGGTAGCTAGTAAGCGCACCATCATTACCCTGCACATAATCCAAGAATGTCTTAATTGCACTCGGTCTAATAGTTGGATCTAAAGGAATAACTTTATTGGCCACCGTGTTGAATAGATCTCTCGATTTATCATCCATTGGGGCTAAAAGACTGGTGAGCTTTTTAGATGCAGTCCATTCGGCCTTAATCGCCTCTTTCTGCTCCAGTAGATATTCCTTATCCAGTAATGACTTAGAAATCTTCTGATCCACCAAAGTCTCAAACTCTCCGAATTGCAAAGGATGTGAACTCCAATCCAAAGCCTCGGCAACCTCAGGTAACTTATCATCTGGTGTAATGCCGTATTTAAGCGCTTGCTTCTCCGTAAGCGCGATGACAGTACAACGACAGCGAAATCCAGTGGGAGGGTAATGCGTTAGCCAAAACGGATGATCAATCGGTAATACAATTCGATTCAATGCCAAATGTGCTGGACGCACACGTGAGTCATTGATAGCCGAATACATCAGATACTGACGTTTATCTTTATTTCGTTGCTGTTGCTGCCAACGTCCATGACCATATGCGCTTTGAATATTGGTACGGAATACATTGTCTAGGTAGTGCTTGGGTAAAACGATTTCCGATTCAGCCACAAGCTTCTGAAAATCGTTAAAGGTGCCACCTGATGCTAAGGTTTTGTTGAGTGACTTAATCACCGACTCAGCTTGCTCAAGACTCGACAAAAAACTAACCGTGGTCGCCATCTGCCGTGTCTTAAGATCCATTGAGTAAAACACATCAGGTAGCACCACTTTCTTACTATGCGCATACTGTAGCGCTTCAAGAAATGTGACTGGTTGCATAAGTTACTTTCCGCCCTGTGCTGTCACATAACCCAGCACATCTCCTGCATACAAAGCCTGATCTAAATTGGCTTTGAATTGAGCCTTGGATGCCATGGGGATGAGTTGCATTAAGTTGCTTGCTAGGTCTTGAGGATCTGTCGATTCAGCCACCAGTTGCTTAATCTGATCTTGATTCAATAGCTCAAGATCATCTTGAGCATCTGTCAGTTCATCCACCTCTTGCTGTTCAGGTGACTGCTTTTGTACAGAGGCCTTAAAGCTGAATGCTTGATGAGGTAGTGCTGAGAATTGCTTAGGCAGGATTTGAGCAGGTTCAGCAATATCACCCTCCTCTAATCCATATTCACGTTGGAAGTATTGAGGGGTGAAATTCGCACCGGCATTCTTTAACTTAACGTCACGATCAGCCTTAGGGCCTTCTAGTGACTTTTCTTCACCGATAATGATTCGATGACGTTCCCATCTATTTAAATCACACAAAGCATTTAGAATTGCTTGAATGGTCGGCAGGATCATGCGGATATCAGCTTTATATTTGCTGTTTTGCACTTCCATATGTACATCGCCTAGTGCACGACTACCCGATCCATCCGTCCCACTGGTCAAGGTTTGCCCTAAGACAACCTTTTGAATCCGACGTTCTAAGTTCTTGTCGAACGTATCGTATGTCCCGCTTGCATTCCCCGAGTTGACACCTGATGCAGTCACTTCGATGGTATCCGTCGAACTTACTGCCAAAACTCGACTTGTATGAGCACGGAGTAATGCATCTCGCATGTCATCATTTTTACCGACATGTGACTTACCAACGAGCATAGGCATACCAAACTGCTCTACGAACTTGGCCCACATCTTGAAGCCATTGTTCTTAAAGAACCAAACCCAATAAAGTCGACTTAGCAAGGCTTCACCATATGGATTTTCATATGTAGGTTTGCAACGTGTTAAGAAATGCTTGAAATGCTGATTGCACTCTTCATCAAGGCGAGACTTACTGAAGTTTTGCAATAGGATCAAACGGCCGTCATTTTTAGGCTCATACCACTGCATTGGCTTTTCACCAATCCACTCAAGACCTACAAACGGTGTAATGGTATCGCCGTTCACGTGTAATGCATTCTCGTTATAAACAGCCTCTAATACTGAATACCCATACCAACGTGCATTTTGAGCTCCAATGACGATATCAGACCACCATTCTCGCAAATGATCATTTAGGATCTGAGCTGCAGTTGTATCGGCTGGCTCCAATCGCCACGGCGCTGATTCAAGCTTATCCTGCCGCTTTTCAACACACTGATAAATTTCATCGTCATACATCATGACTTTAAGGCGATGACGAGTTATTCCTGCTTTGCGCAGTACTTCATCACCATCAGGCATCTTGGTCAGATAATTAATCAGCGCCAATTCAGCTTCATGTAAAAACAATCCACCAGATTCAGGCTTACTTTCAGATTTAGATTTGTTTGGTTTCTTCTTGGCCATAAATTTACCTATGCAGCTGGTGGGCTGTAATTTGCGATCAGAACTGCCTCTTCAATGGCATCAATTAAGGTATCAACCTGGTCATCATGATCGTGTGTCATCTGTGCTGTGAAGGCTTCACACTCATCTAAAAATTCCTGTTTCCAAATGACTTCACGTGGCAACATTACAAATCGATTTTGATTCTCCGGGTAGACCTCAAAGTTGTTCTCAATATGTGGTGCAACGTCCATAAAGCGTGTGAGCTTATCTTTCTCACGCTGTACAGGAATGATTGGGATACCGCCATACTTCTGCCAACCTTGGACCAGTTGAGTACCATGCGCCTTGTCTTCAACTTTCATGTATCGAATGGGCTTGGTTCTCCAGTCATAAGCTTTATGCTTATCAATGAATTGTTTGGCCATTTCATTCATTTTTGGCGCTTCCCATTTCCCACGCAAAATATCAATGACATAGAGCTTCCTATCTACCCCCATACCCACAAGTGTGAATACAGTAAAGTCATTTTGCTCTTTGATCTTTTGGGCCGTATCAACGAAGACAGCACGCCACAATAGCTCTGGTAATTCGTGATATTCACCAAACCATTCAGCCTTGATCAGATCACCGCCGAGCTTTTTAGGCTCCTGCTGATACTGGCTGCTAAATGTGTAACGCGAAACCGTAGCACCGTCTTTGTCCTGTCCACCTTTTTCTAACTGCAGCAATGACTGCAATGATTCCTTCAGTGGCCAATAGCTTTGACGGCCCTTATCATCACGCTCAACATCTAATGGCACTTTTTTGCGAATGTGCTCAGGCAGGCGCTCGATATAATCGTCATCAATCAATGCCGGTATAGAGATTTGATGCCATTTACCAGGCACGTTGCCCGTCATCACAAAATTAGTCGGATCCTCAACGTGTAAGCGCTGCATGATCAAAATAATAGGTGTGGATGACTTGGCCTTACGTGAGTTGACCGTGTTTAAGATTTTACGATTAGCCTTGTTACGTGCCGTCTTACTAAATGCATCCTCGGGCTTAAGCGGATCGTCTAGGATGATTGCACCTGTGAACCCGTTATCAGCCAATGTGCCTGCACGGCGGCCCGTAACCTGACCACCCATCGAAGCAGAATAAACATGCCCTGCTTCATAACCATCTACAGTCGTTTTCCAACTGGCCTTAGCATCGGTATTGGTTGAGATCTTCACTGGCCATAAGCCCTGAAAATCAGCCGATTTAACGATGTTTCGTGCTGTAGATGACACATCCTCAACAAGCGATTGAGAGAATGACAAATACAAGAATCTTGAACGCTGGTTTCGTGCAATACCGCGTGGGATTAAATTGGTCAGCAGTTCGGTTTTACCTGAACCAGGAGGAACATTAATTACGAGGTTTTCAATCCGCCCAGCAATAACCTCATCAATAGCCCAAGCCATATACTCATGGTGCCAATTGACTGAGAACTTAAATCCCATACGTGGCTTAAAGAATGCACGTGTAAAAAACAGGTGTTCATCTTCACACTTCATGCGCTTTGCTTTGAGTTTTACAGGATCAATATTCACTCTCGAGTTCATTTATTGCCTGCCTTATCTGCTCATCGGTAGCGGTCACAGGAGTGACGTTTTCACTCTGCAATGGTCCACCATCAGCGCCTGTAATTTCTTTACGGTTGGTATAGAGTCCACCCACTTCTTTTGCAGCTTGCTCCAATAGATCAGGAACAATAACGGCGTTATCTTTGTAGCGATCATGGTCAATAAAGTTTTGGAGACGCCTTAAGCGATAGGCAATATTTGCAATTGGAATTGAATTAACGTTCTTATTCATATCCTCTCGGATTCGATAAAATTCCTTTTTGAATTCTTCGCTTAAATCCTGCCCAGTCTTTTTGGTTGGGTCGTATGCTTCACACTGTTGCTTCGTTACCGTAATGCCAAATTCTTCTTGGACGCCCTTAGCAGTTTCAGTGGGTGTCTCATAGGTTGCTAATGACCGAACTATATAGAGTTTCACCCGTTTATTAAGTCTTGCCATTTATCTAAATCCGTCCAAGTACGTCCAAGTAAAATGGCAAAAAAATTTAAGCCAATTTTAAAAGACAGGTACCGCAAGCGTGTGCAATTTTAGCTTTTCCAATTGTTGGCCCATCATTTGCAAGGTCTACCATCTTCTGCACATCTTCTGATGCACCATAGCGTTGAACCACACCATGAAACTCTTCTACATCATGTGGTCGTAAATAATATTTATATTCACCTGTTGAGAGACTAATTAGGTAATTCCCATCTTCGTCCCGCTTAGCACCCAAGTGATACAACTCGTGCTCGACCAATGCGCAAAACTCTGTATCACTTGCCTGTGAGGCGAACTTTGCATCAATGGTGATAATGAAATCGGGCACACAGCCGAACCAATCAATCATTTGTTTTTCTTGTCGTAACTTTCGCCAGCCACCTGCCATCGGAGCAAACTTCTCTGTTTGTCCCAATACAACTCGGTCAGCTTTGATGAATGCAGAAGACGCCCATAGAACTTTAAATAATGTGCTAGACCACGGCGATATATGAGCGTGATCAGAGTTGTAGAGCTTTCCATCACTGGAAATGAAAGTATCGATAATCCACTCTTCAAGCTCTTTTGCTGGCTCAAAATCAACATTATCTAAAGGGTCTATATTTAGAAGTCGTTCCGGTGGTTGTGGCCTTTTCATATATTGCGCCCATTAAAAAACCACCCGAAGGTGGTTTAGTTTAAAACAACATCGACATCTGCCCAAACTCATAAATAATTAATGTAAAGACAAGAGCCGAAACCGAGATTACAAGCACATCTTGTGAAGTCATACTTATCTCCCTTTATTGTTCTTTTTTTATACTCTCACAACTAGAAATATTTTCAACACTAAAAGAATACATTTCTCACAATTTACAGTGATAGATATGTAAGAAATTATACATGAACAGTTTATTTGTTAATTAATCGTAGAGACCTAGTTTTAGATTTTTAATTCGCTTTTTGAGCTTTATCATGATGCCGTCAATCGCCAGCAACTCATTACGAGTCAAGCTAGAACATCTTAAGACTCAAATTTCCTCTTGTGCCCCAAGATATCTGATTTGCACCAATATTCATCTAACTGAGTGTTAATTAAATCTTCTTCCATAGATTCGAGAACATAAAAAAGCCTTAACTCTTCATTTCTTTCTAAAATCTTAAGTCTATATTTTTCTATTTCAGCCACTCCAGGCTTGGCAATAACTTTCTGAAACCCAGCGCTAAATATTATTGGTGCAACTGGTTTTTCGTATTCACATTGCCACTCTATTTCGTCAGCAACTCCCCCTACAGCTAAAATTTCCCTAACCTTACCTGCAGCTACCCCACCAATAACCGCGATTTTCATAAAAATCTCAATATATAATGTAAAGATAGATTGATAACACATTGAAATATTTAAACAAGCATAATATTTTAACAAATATTTTCTAAGCTTCAGTTTATATCTAATGACCTACATCCCATATAATGAAACTATGGGTTATGTATATTTTAGTAATAAGAAAAAACCCCGCCAATAATGCATATGAGCGGGGTTTTATGTGCCGTAATCCGTTCGGCAAAAAGGAAATGTAAATTACTCAATAAAAAACCCGCTTACCTCTCCCAAAGTAAGCGGGTTAAATTTGCGCTTTATTACTAATTCTTTAATTCATCTTTATTTTTCACAGAATATAATCCCATTGTTTCACTATGATGAATAAATCACTCAATTTCTTAAATATCACTTAATTTCTTTCAAGCAATCACGACACACCTTGATCTCATCACCATCAACCGTGTGATCAATCTCAGTTGCACCATGAAGACCAAATAAACACATTAACAGTCGGAGCATTACTTTTCTCCATGCAAAAAAAAGCCCACCTCAGCAGTAGATTGATGTGGGCTTAAACTAAGGACCTTGGAAGGTCATTCAGAAACTACAGCTGTTTCTAGCAGCAATCATGCATACTTATTCGTGAATTTTTTGTGAAAAAATGAATTAAGAATAAATCAATATTTTATGAATTAACTTTAATTGAAATCTGGGTGGCGACATTCAATACAAACCACTAGGAATAAAGAAACTACCATACGAGCCCCGATATTGCTTACACAAAAAACATTTCTCGGAGCATTAAAAATGCTCACATTTCTGTGAGCATTTGTTGTAATTCTCGTCTTTCCGAGTGTCAATCGATTTACCTAGTTAGATGATCTATAACAACATCTAACCTAATGAAAAAATTACTCGATATTTGCTATTCAGTCAATCAATTTATTTCGTATATTTTTGATAAATATCACGTTTAATTCACAAAGGATATGATGTTTGATTGAATTATTTGCGTTTACCTAAGACATAAAAAAAGCCCACATTATGAGTGTTAATATGGGCTCCCTTATCATTTGCGCTGATTTGGGTAAATGTGTCGCTATATAACAACGGAAAAAGAATAAATTGATTTAATAAAAATGCTAATTTATTTTCATTATATGTATTTAAAATACATTTTAAGAAATTATAGCGATAGGAAAGCCCTCTCCGCGGGGCCAAACGCTACTCACAATCACATCAACCTTACATGCACGGTCAACTTCACTTGCTTTCATTCTCATTAAGGTCGGGTTGCCAAGCCCTAGCTGGAATTGCCTAAAATAACTAGGCGTTTACTCAAGGCATGTTCTGTAAGCCGGCACACTCACAGGATATAATTGCAATATTTCAGGCAACAAAAAAGCCCGACCACTTGATCGAGCTTTGATGTAACTAAATATCTGGGTGGCGGCATTAAAATTTAAACCACTACGATTAAAGTTAAGCCGCCATAAAAAAAGCCTAATCCACGGGGACTAGGCTATAAACTTTGAATCTTTTTCGTTGGTAGCGGGAGCTGGATTTGAACCAACGACCTTCGGGTTATGAGCCCGACGAGCTACCAGACTGCTCCATCCCGCATCAACGAGTTAGCTTTATACGCCCTAAGCAACCACAAAGCAAACTTTATTTGAAATATAAACACTTATAGTATTAACGAAATTCAAAATATCTAAAGCCTACCCTAAAATTGCTTCAGTTATAAATGCTGGATGAGATGCTCGATAGAGGCTCAATCTTCTCTTTTCACCCTCTAAAAACAACTTGGGTTCTTCCGACCATATTGATTTTCTCGAATCAAGCCCGGATAGACCTACTGCCCAATCAGAAACAGCCCCATAAACAAAAGTATTATCAGCGAAAATTAATTTGGTCTTGTTATGTGTACTATTTATAAGAACTTTATGTGTTGGTAATGAACCGAATATACTTATCTGAGTGTAAATGTATTTATAGATTTCAGGCATATAGAGGAGCACTTAAAAGAGAGTGTCACTATACCATCTTAGTTGTTTAAAAAGCCCATCAAAACCCATGCAATTTGTATACAGCAATAAAAAAGCCCTACATCTCTGTAAGGCTTTCCCCCTTGGTCATGTGCGCTGATACAAGGAATCGTTGTTTTTATTTACAACAAAATAATTAAATCATTAATTGCATAAAAAATGAAGCAAAAAAAACCTGCAACTTGGGGAAGGTGCAGGTAGAAAACTGATATTAACTATCATGGAGAACTTAATACCAAGTAATATACTCGGTTTATATTGAGATCTCATTCACATTTTATTCCAAATTATCTAGCAACAAAAAAAGCCCATCAAATGATGAGCTTTTTACGGTAATTAAGTGAATTTCCATATGTACGTCCACTATAACAGAAATATGCCATATACCTTGATCAGGGTCAAGTGAGCATATTCTCAATTTGCACTTCTAGTCTTGCTTTAATACTATTCACCTAAGCACTTAAAATAATTGATCTAATGTCTGAACCTCAGTTTTCTCTCAGTGATTATCTATCCACCGTACAGGAAGTAATTCAAATTACTTTCAATGAACCTGTATGGGTGAAAGCTGAGATCCGTAATCTTAATATTAAGGGCGGACATTACTATCTTGAGTTAGCTGAAAAGGATGAAAGTACCGACAAAGTTATAGCGAGTTGTAAAGGAACCATCTGGAAGTTTACAGCTCAGAAAATGGTGCTTAAGTTTGAAAGAGAAAGCGGTGTAGAGCTTTCAAAGGATTTAAATGTCTTGGTAAAAGTCAGGGCCAAATTTGATCCTCAGTATGGCTTTTCAGTGAATGTTGAAGATATTGATTCAAGCTATACCCTTGGAGATATTGCACGGCGCTATCAACAGATTTTAGAAAAACTTACCTCTGAAGGCCTATTAAATAAAAACAAACTCATTCCTACTCCCTTTGATATCCAGAATGTACTGGTAATTGCTCCTGAAAATGCTGCAGGTCTAGGTGACTTCAAAAAAGATGCCGATGCTTTAGAAAAAGCTGGTGTATGTCATTTCAAATATTATTCAGCCACATTTCAAGGGAACACAGCAGCACAAAGTATTATCACATCGCTAAGTAATGGTCTGAGACAATGGGCTACTGATTTCAGTACCCCGCCTGATCTCATCGTAATTATACGCGGTGGTGGTGCTGTAAACGATCTTGCCTATTTAAATGATTACGAACTGGCTGCCTTGTTGGCCAAACGCACCGTTCCGATTTGGGTCGGCATTGGTCACGAAAAAGACCGTACGATACTAGATGAAGTTGCAAACCGTTCATTTGATACACCAAGTAAAGTGATTGGTGTATTCGTAATCTTATCGCTGAACGGACGCAGGACGTCTTAGATTCATTCCAAACCATCAAGTTATTATCCCAACATCAAATCACGGCGTACCAAAGCCAAAATGATCAATACATGAGAGTGATTAAGACGCTTGCACATGGCCAGATCAATGAAGCTAATAAAAGCGTAGATTTAATGAGAAGCACCCTACATTATTTAGCCCAGCAACAGATCAAACTGGCAACGAATCAAGTCGAATCATTGATGCGTGAAACCTTAATTCAGAATCCAAGAAACGTAATGGCTAAAGGCTACGGAATTGTCCGTAGTGAAGGGAAAGCTATTCGCTCTATTCAACAAATCTCAGGTGATAACATCCAGATCGAATTACAGGATGGCACCATTCAAGCAAATGTAACAAAGGTAATTGGTAATGACTAAAAAAGAACTCTCTTTCAAGGAAGGTTATGAAGTCCTTAAAAAGAATGCTGAGCTATTGGAGTCACAGGAAGAGCCCGACATTGATAATTTAATGAAAATCGTTGAAGAGTCTATGGCTGCATACAAAGCCTGTAAAACACGTGTAGATGCAGTGCAACAGGCTTTGAATGATACTTTTAAAGAATAGTCAATAAAACTCAGACTTCGAATAATTACTTAGATTTGAATAAAATACTTATATGAAACTCAAAGAAATCCTTTATGCATTTGGCCTTTCAACAGTTTTAGGCTATTTATATCTATCTGGTAGAGTTATGATCGAAAGCGCTGCGGAATACAGCGGTTTTAATTATCTAGATTTAGTCTTTGATTCTAACGATTATGCTTATTATGGTTTTTATACAAAAAAACTACTACTTCATTTCTATTTTTAATAATTGCTTCAACAATAATTTATTTCTTTACCCCCCTGCCATTTCGGTTTGAGTATGTAAAAATAAAACTTGATTTTTATGCCACCTTTTTTTTAAAACGCTACATTAGTAAGCAAAAGGATTTGAAACCAAAATCCTTATTTAGATCAATAGTTATTAAAAATCATAAAGATAAAATAAAAAATAAAAGAAATGTATTATCGAACAGGTTCTTTGGTTCTTACGTCTTTATGATTTTTCTTTCGCTATTTTTAATGTCATTTTTAACTAAAATTGTGGACTTTACGTCCTTGGGAAGAAAAAACGCCATTGAAAGTGTACTTTCGAGTAAAAAATACATCGCTATTCAAGATAAAAAATACTTTAAGCTAATTTGTGGTAAAGACAAATGTATCTATAGCACTAAGACTCTTGATGATTTTAAAAAAATTAAAGAAGAAAACTATGAAATAAAAGAATTAAAAGCTCTTAGAACTGATTACCAATCGGCCGATTATAGAATCTTTGTAGTTGACACTGTAAATTCAGAATCCAAACAAAAAATGTTACTACAAATCAATTACAACACAAAAAATCTTAACAAGAATGCAATCTCTAATATAGAATTTCGCATACACACTCAAGATAATAATCCATATAAATTTTCTTCCTCTTTTAATAAACGTTGTTTCAAAGCTTTTAGTAATGAGACATCTAAATCATTAAATTCTCATAAGATTGATCCAGAAAATGATACTTTACCTTTTTTCACATATGTTGAAATTCCACTAAATCAGAAAATTAGAAGCATCGAGCCTTATAGTCCCGCCAAAAATATTAGGGCGTATAGTTACTGTACTTAAGAAAAAGCTCACAAAAAAGTGGGCTTTTATATTTGGCATGCTTCAATCAGTTCGAGACATAACTTTTTAAAGTTGTGATTATTCACAATTTTAGTTTAATAATCTTATAAACCCATACCGAACATGCAAAGCAGCCAATCCACACTTAACATCAAATTTGGCATCCATTTCGGTACGGGTTGAGTTCTTCATTTCTGCCCAAGAATTGTTATAGAAATAACGGCAAATGATGGCATCTAGCCAGTCATCTAAGACTACGGATTGCCCCTGCATATCTAGAATCAAACGCTGCACAGCGCGGGCTTCATTATCATCAATCTGACAAGTCAGTTTGCTACGTCGCGACTTTGGCGGTTCAAAATCACCAGTTAAGTAATCCACAATAATCTGCTGTTGTTGCTCTTTAGTCAGCTTCTTATATTTTTGAGCTTTCACCGCACTATCCATTGCTACAGCGATTGGATTGATACTTTTCCCACATGTACCAGATACGGTATTCATCCAAGCACCAAATTGATATAACCACCCCTCTAAATCAAAACGTGTCCAATCCACTGCTTGCATAATTGTTACTGCTGCCGTCATCCCACCCCCCCTACCATCTTCTCTATTTGCTCAATCGCTTTGCCGCTTTTCACTTGCTCGGTGCTAAACCGTATTACCTGATAACCCATCATTGTTGCTTCGTTATATTTCTCTAAATCTCCTAAATAACCCTTACCCCTTGTATGCCGACCATTACTCCAGATCCCGCCTTCCACTTCGACCAATATCTTTTTGCCCTTCAAATGGAAATCTGCTCTCCATTTACGTGTAGGATGAAACTTAAACTCCTGCTCAAACTCAATCTTTAACACTCTCAGAGCAGTGGCCAATATCACCTCACCCTCACTCTGTACTTTTTCACCTTTAAGCTTTGGACGCTTAGATCCTCTTTTAGGTTTATTCGCACCGATCATCTTTTTGTATTCAGCAATGGAGTAGCTGCTACTCACACTTTTACCTCAAACAATTGTTTGGCTTTCTCAGAAGGAATAAATCCTGCTGGTGTTGCATCGTCACGTAACACATATCCCGCTTGAACCAATTGATCTAAATAGCGTTGGACTGTACGTGTGGTCATACCCATCATGCCTTGCACATCGACAACACTGGTCTTACCTCGTTTAGACAACATTTCCTGCAAGACCATTATCATTCGCTCGCCCTGTCTTACAGCTTGTCTTGCACTGAAATTTTGCTGTTTCATGCTGTAGCCCCCATAAGCGTGCCTGTAAACCCAACTTGCTTGAGGTATGGTTCCCATTTCTTCGCTTGGGCTGGGTTCATGAGTTTGATGGCAATGCGTGATGCCAGTTGCTCGTATGAGTCACCCGGTGCGCTTTGCTTGCTGGCAAACTCGGGGTGATGGGCAAGTTTCTGAGCAAACGCTGAGATTTGTTTTTCAGTGAGCTGCTTAGGTTCTGCTGCAGGTGTTTTGCCATATCCCGTTTTAGTTTCTTGAGAATACTTAGTTCGGTAAGCATGCAGCAGCCAATCCGCAAAGTAGAAATTCAAAAGTTCATCGCAAATCGATTTGTCTTGGTTGTAAATCTCAAAGGCACGTTTTTCTCGTTCTACCCATTTTGCTGTCATGAGAGTTTCTGGTTCGATGCTGTCATCGGCCAAAGTAATTTCTTCACGAAGTTTTTTTGAGCAAAGCCAGTCTTTTTTATTTTTAGATTCTAATGAGAGATTCTTTGAAAGATTCCGTGTCCCAACGTTGGGACTGTTTAACGGAATTGTTGGGACTCTTTCATGGAATTGTTGGAACTGTTCCGTTGTTGGAACTGTTCCACTGTTGGGACTGTTTAAATCAGTATCTTCAGTGTTTAAGAGTACCGTTGTTGGGATCGTTTCCCGACCTTTTACACCCAATAATTGATAAACTTTGACCTGTTTTGTGCGCCCTTTTCGTTCACCGGTATCGACAATTAAGCCATCTTCAATCAGCTCATCGATGATTTTAAGCACAGTTTTACGGTCCATTTCGGTATCTTCCACCAACCGTGCCATGCTTGGATAGGCACAATGATCTTCACTTGCTCGGTCGGCAAGTGATAAAAGAACGAGCTTTTTAAGTGGTTTTAAACTGCCGCCTTTCTTTTGTTTCTGGCGTACTTTCCACACCCAAATCGTTGCATCTAAGCTCACAACTCACCTACCTCTTCATTAATTTGAATGAATCGTCCAAACATAAAAATCTGACCTACTCGATGCAGGCTTGAAATGATTTCACCTGCATACCAAACCGAAATGCGATGATCGTTGATCAGCATTTCCATAAACTCGTCTCGTGTGACTGCAGCATTCTTTTCATCACCTTTGACCTTGCGAAGATTTGCCCTGCGGATCTCCAGCAATCCATCTAATGTACGGAGTGCTGGTTCGTACCATGATTGAAGCTGCATCATCTGTTTATGCTCAGGCTTCTTTTGAATGGCCTTGTTAGTAATCATGGAACCTCCGCTAAGGCTTGCTCAGCCTCTGTTAAACGGCGTTTAGCATTGAGCTCAGTGGTTGAGGCACTACGAACAAACCTTTTGTTTAGGGTTAAGATGCCGATACCGATATACACATCGACGTTGTTCTCATAAACCTCTGTGATTTCATAAATTCCATCAAAGTTGCCTAAAGCTTTATCAAGCACAACAGCATCCCCGATTAAAAAATCTATATTGTCTTCAATGACTTGTTGTGGTAAATTTGCGTCGTTCATGAAAGTGTACCCTCTGAATTGAATACTAAAGCCCGATCTCAACTCTCGGGCTTTTTTTTGCCTGTTTGCTGTGCTAGATTCAGATACATGTTCAATTCCACTAGAATGTTTTTGAACTAGAAAGTCTGAGAGTCGAGCCTCAGGCTTTTTTTTAGTTAAATCTTGTGCTAAATTTTGATTGTTCATTTATTCCATCCTAGAGTAATGAATGCTGAAAAAGCCTGATCCCCAAGATCAGGCTTTTTTTGCCCAATTTATGTGCTAGATTCAAATACATATCTGACTCCGCATGGTTGGATATCTTTAAAAGCCTGACGTCAAACTCAGGCTTTTTTTTGATTAAAAATTGTGCTAAGTTTGAACTATTCATTTAACACCTCTAAAGTTGATGAATATGAAAAGCCTGGTCCCCAAGATCAGGCTTTTTCTTTTTGAGCATTTGCCGTGTACTTCTGCATTTGCTTAAGCGCTGCCTGATCCACGGCGGTAATCAACTCGATCAAGCCCTGGGTAATTTGGTGGATCTCTTCGTATTCCGCTGGTGTAATCACTCCATCCTCGTAAGCCTCATACACAACGCGGTTTGCTTTTCCGCTTTTAATGTTGTGTTGCATCATTGCTTCAAAGATCGATAGCTCATGATGTTTGCTTGAGTCGCAATCCACTGGCACTAATGCATATCCCATCTGATGCGCCCACACCTTTAAAATTTCAGGGTTCTGCGTATACAACATGATGGTTTCAAGCTTCTTTAAGCTCGGTAAATGGTTCGGCATCCCTACGTTGCCGTAGTTGCAAATCGTGTTATGCGAATCACCAGTGACCTGAGCAATTTCCTTTGGTGAAATCCCCTGCGTCTGGTTAATCATTTTAAAAATTGCCGTTTGTGCTTCACGGCTTAGTGTTATTTCTTGCATTTGTGAAATCCTTTATTTGTTTCACGTTTCTTTGAAGGTTTGACAAAGTGATAATTGGTTATATTGCCAATTGCTTGAAATCATTAAGAGATGGACATAACTCAACCGCTTTGAATTTTCCATCTGTCGCCGCCTGGGCTCTCATCGCAACGATCTCAGACATTCTTTTTGAGCCTCGCACCCAGCCAGACACTGCTGGTTGTTTGACCCCAAGGGCTTTTGCTGTATTTTCCTGCCCACCAAAATGGGTTACGAGCAACTGGAAAATATTATTTGTGTTGTTACTCATAGTTATATCCTCACTAGATATAACCAATATTATAACTATAGTTATTTTTAGTCAATAACTATAACTATTTGAACTCATATAACCAAGGTTATATATTTGTTATTAAGATTTTGAGGTTCTGAAAGATGGAATTAAAAGACAGGCTTAAGCAGTCAAGAAAGCGTGCGGGGAAAACCCAAGCAGAAGTAGCGGAAGCTGTGAAAATGTCTCAGCCTGCATATCAGGCCTTAGAATCTGGTCGAAATCTGAAATCATCTTTCCTTCCACTGATTGCTAATTTTTTAAATGTTGACCCTCTATGGTTAACAACTGGTAGTGAATCAACTCCAGAAAAAAGCAATGCCGATATATCTGCGATGGAGGTTAGTATCTATCAATCTGGCGATCCCGTTCCAGATGGATACGTAGCTATTGATTATTATGATGATGTATTTGTGAGTGCTGGCAATGGCTACTTAAATTTAGAAAAGCCAAGCAACAATAAGATGCTTTTCCCTGTTGATCTAATTAAAGAATGTAATGTTCAACCATCCGCAACCAAGGTAATCCATGTCCGCGGAGAGAGTATGTTTCCTAAATTAAAAGATGGACAGGCCATATCAATTGATATGTCTGCTAGAACCATTTACGACGGGGAAATTTATGCTTTTCAGGTTGGGGATGATACAAAAATTAAATACTTGTTTAATTGGAGTGATGAAGGTAAGGGTGGCTTTAAGGCTGTCTCAGCAAACCCTGATAAAAATCAATTTCCTGACGAATACTACTCCCCTAGCAAAATAGAATCAGAAGGTATAACTATATTAGGGCAGTACTGGTGGAAACAGGTTGTAAAGCGAGTTAGACGCTAGGGCTAGGCTAGTGTAAGACCGCTTTCCCAGGCAATGATAATTCTAAAAGAGGAAAGCATAATGATCGGAACACTTAATAAATCCAAAACTGCGCTAACAATTAATCGTCAAGAATTCAAATTGGCATTAGAAAAAATTGGCGCAGGAATTGATAAGCAAATTTCAGCGCTCAATAAAGCAAAACAAAGCTATGACCCTGCGGAAATAGCACACGAGGTCATTGGTGAAGTAAACATCTTTGAAGCGATTATTGAGGGCTTCAACGAAGCAGAAAGCACTAATCTAAAACTAGCCGATATAACCAATCTTGAAGCAGCACAAGGTTGGGTAGATGACTTTTTAGGAAAATATTCTGATAAATAAACTCCAAGCATGACTTGGGGTTCATAAGAAGAATCTAAGATGAATAAATTTGACTACATAAAATTGGGGCTACTCTGTGTAGTAGTAACCCTTTGTTGGGTTTCAATGATTTTTTAAACTGCGAATCCGAAGCATTTCTTTCGCATAAATCGGATGGAGAAATATATGAATCAAAATACAAAAGAAGCTCTCATTCTTGAGCTTACTAAAGCAAAAATTGGTAAACAACATATCGATAACCCTACCAATACCAATCTGACAAAAGCAGAATTTTGGATTGAGTGTTATTTGGAAGCCGAAAAAGAAATAGAAGAAGCCGTTAAACGACTTATACCTGAAAATTAATTTAAAACTACGAGCCTTTCGCAAACCCTTTAAAGTTAGTAAAACCTTAAACAATTATTATGCTTAAAAATATAATTTCATTTTTCATTTTGTTACCACTGCCTATGCAAGCGTTTGCTTACGTATACACAGGGTCAAGAGCTGGAAGCATAGATGGCAATGATCCACTCATAGCCGTTGTTTTCTTCCTACAAGGCCTTGCAGCTCTATATTTTTTCTATATTTCAATCAGGGGTTGGGTGAAACGCAAGAACAACGGAGAGAAACCAGATCCACTTTATGGCACCGATTGGCTTTGGGCATTAGGCGTATACGCATTACTTTCATTGTTTGCATGTTTTCCAATTTTTGAAATTCTTAACGCATATGGTGGAAAAGATTTAGTAAGAGACACTTGGTATATTGTTTTTCTAGGTCTTTTTGGCTTGCTTACTTTTTCAAGATGTACATAAGTAGTTAACTGAAAAACTTAATACTAAGTAAAGCTACGAACCTGACGCAGTGCCCTAACACAGTTTGGATGGAGAGAAAAATGGGTGAAATAACCCCTAAATATCGTGAAACTAATTTACAGAACATTTTTGCAGTCAACTTAGCCCAAAAAATAAATCCATCGGTAAGTCTTACTGAGGTGCCTATTTTAAATAACCCTCTACCACTTGGTAACTGCTATTGGAATTCTGAATATTACTCCATCAACAATGGTGGGGCGGTTAAATTTGGCTGGTTAATGCTCTTGTGGCCAGGTGTATGCATTGAAGCAGTGCACCATGCTATTTGGGAATCTCCTGAGGGTGAGTTAATTGATGTTACAACACATCCAGTTGGTTTAAAGGCAAAACATAGCCTTTTTCTATTAGATGATTCTTTAGATATTGATATCGATAAAACTCCTTGCATTCATAATCATTTTTACATACTTAACAGTAAAGTTAAGTTTGATGAATTCGAAAAACTATATTCAATCAAAACATCATTAATGAGCGAAATGAGTGATAAATTATGGCAATCTGGGTATAGGTGTGAATACCAGAGGTTAAGTGCTCAAGGTAGAGATGATGATATAACCTTGTCACCAAGTGTGAATGCTTGCATTCAGTCAATATCACTACTTTTAGCTAAGAAAGATGAGCTTGATATATTACTGGGCCAACAAATCAAAAGATTAAATCGAAACTCCTAGCGTTTCCTTAACACCCCACTTGTTAAAGAGGCTCCAGCAGATAGAATTTTTTTAATTGTAATTTCTTCTAAACGCAATTCAATCTTCTTTGACTCAGACTCAATTCTTCTATTTTGAGGAGTATTACTAGGTTGAGCATAATTTATTGACTTTTTTCGCATGGCTGCATCCATCCAACCCACCACCATGGTGGGTTTTCTTTTGTCTATTAAAACATAAAAATTCTTACAACTATAATTCTATATAACTTTAGATATATTTTATTTGCTTTTCTATTGACTATAAAAATAACTATAGTTATATTTATCTCACAGACATTAAAAAAGCACTCAAGACTTCGAACCCTTTGAGTGCTTTTACAGAAACTGCGAGATCAATTATGAACAAAACCTTATCCCCTTTCAATACCATCAAGATATCTCTTGGTGTAGCTGCTGTAACAATAGGCGTGCTTAGCTGTGGGTTTAAGACCTCACCACAGGCTGCACAACCCGTAGTTGCCAACGTAGCCCCTTCTGAATATCAACTCTTAGCATTACGCATGACCGGTGAAAACCACGGCGAAGCTGTTATTCGTTTAGACGGTTTCCGTGTTACTGCACATTTTGAAGTTGAAGCATTTCAAGACAGCTACGGCGTACCGGGTAGTGAATTCACCGCTGTAGACGTCACCAATCTAGACGAAGTGACTGTTTCAGATGCCCTAGGCAATCCATACAACGACTTCACAAATCACATCGACCATCAGAACTTCAATGCCCTCATCAAAGGCTATATCGAAAAACATCGTTTAGTGGAGGCAGGCTAATGACTACTTCTACTAATTCACAAGAAGTTATTAACTTCGGCAAGCATAAAGGTACTGCCCTTATTGATTTAGACCAACCATACGTGCGCTGGTTGCTTAAACAGGAAAGCTTGAATGGTGATTTACGCAAAAGCTTAGAGAGCCTGCCTTGGGTTAAAGAGGCTCAGCGACGCAAGAAACTAGCTCAAGACCTACAACGCACACACATTCCTCTCAGCGAACGCAGAGCTTTTAAGCGTCGTATGGGTTGGGTTGGTTCGAGATAAGGAGTATTCATCATGGCTATACCTATTATTCCAGCAGACCAAGCATTAAACGTAAGCGCGATTATTACTTACATCTATGCAGATCCGGGGCTTGGTAAAACATCATTGGGCTTTACCGCAGATAAAGCTATTTCATTTGACTTTGACCGTGGTGCACACCGTACTGGTGAACTTCGTCGCGGAGCTGTTGTTCCTGTTCAGCAGTGGTCAGATATTGAAAACATTACTGAACAAGACTTAGCACCTTTCAATACGGTTGTTATTGATACTGTGGGCGCAATGCTTGAATCCATCAAGACACATTTGCTTAAGACAGCGAATAACCGTCAGCAAGATGGTGCACTCAAGTTAAAAGCCCAAGGCTTAGCAAACATGAAATTTAAGCAGTACATCAATACGCTTTTAAGTTTTGGTAAGGATGTTGTCTTTATTGCCCATGCCTCAGAAGACCAAAGCGGTGATCAGATCATCTATCGTCCTGAGCTTGGTGGTAAGAACCGAAATGAACTTTACCGTATTGCAGACATCATGGGTTATTTGACCACTGTTACTACTGGTGAAGGTAAAAATGCGAGAGTCATTAATTTTAAGCCCTCCCCAACACACCATGCGAAAAACTCAGGTGCTCTAGGAGGTGAAACTGGTGAAGTTTGGGTACCCGATCTTAAATCACACCCTACTTTTCTTGCAGACTTAATTGCAGATGCGAAGGCTCATATCAACACGCTTACACCTGATCAGCTGGCATTAGCTAAAGCTGTTGAAGACTTAGAGAACTGGAAGCAAAGCTGTGCAGAAGCCCAACATGCTGGTGATTTTAACCAAATGACTGAGGCATTGGATAAAGAACACCTTTACTACCAAAACATGCGCCAAGCCATGCTAGCTCGGGCAAAAGAATTGAACTGCACTTTTAATATGAACCTTCAAAAGTGGATGAATCCGCCTGAATTTAATGGGATCTCAGAAGCTCAACGTGATGAATTGCAAGACCTCCTAGCACAAGCTGGCATTGATGTTATGACCTATTGTGAAGATCAAGGGATCGATAGCTTATTAGGCATTGAAACCCAGCATTTTGAAAATGTAAAAGCTCACATCATCAATACAACCCAAGGACAAGGGAGAGCGATTACATGAGCTACACCTACTCTTCTATTACCCGTGTGCTGTTAGTTCAGCACAACGGGCGGGTAAGAACTTACAGGGACATCAACCTCTTTGGAATTGAAGACTGTATTCAAAATTTTGTTAATACGTGGGGGTATCGATGATCTTTAGAATTAAAAACAAACATGTCATTGCCTTCATGATTTGGCTTGAGTTGCTGGGCTATGTAAAGAAAGTGCTGGCTGATGGTAGTTGCACGTTCTCAGGAAAAGGCACAAAGAAGTCGCTGAGCTATGTGTTTGTAAAGAATGATTTAACGGGTAATGCAGCTTGCCAGTCACTGTATGACGAATTCGTGAATTACCAAGACTCTAACTATATCGAAATAAAGGTAGCGTGATGGGAATTCAAAAAGAAAATCATTTGCTTAAGCAATTTGAAAAGACAAAAACTTTTAAACGCTTTTTTTCAACCTTGCTGCGTTTCGATGAAGATTTAGATTGTTTTATTGCTACAGAAAAATGGCGAGATAAAGAAGCTGAACTACTATCTGCTGCGTGGTGGATGTTTGCTGAAGTAGCAAAGATTCAATCTACACCTGAAGGGTTTGTATTGGTACCAAAAAATACTATCAATGTATTGGAGGAATTAACTCAGCTTTCCAGTTATGCGGAAATTGTTGGTGGAATATCTGTGAATCGAGCTGCGATTAGAGGGCAATGTGATATTGCGTTTAACCTAATTCGAGAATTTGAAGATGCTGAATTCCTTAAAGAAGTCGAAGCACAGGAGCAAAGTCATGAGTAAGTTAATTAAAAAAACCTCTGAAGTGGCTCTACATGAAATTCAAAATGCTGTTGCTGAATTAAGAAATTGCCAAGAAGAGATCAGAAAAGGCCTTACAGCCCAAACCTATGTGGATATTGCCAACAAGAAGCTTTCAAATGCAATTAAGCACATGCTTGAAGCTGAAAGTTGGGTGGATGCAATTAAGGACTCTCAGGAGCAAAGTCATGAATACCAAAATCCTTGATCCCTGCTGCGGCTCTCGCATGATGCATTTCGATCGTACAAATCCAAATGTCGTATTCGGAGATATTCGTTCAGAAAAGCACATTTTATGTGATGGGCGCTCTCTTGAGGTATCGCCTGATATTGAAATGGACTTTCGATCAATGCCATTCAAAGATGGTCAATTCAATTTAGTTGTATTTGATCCACCACATTTGATTAAGGCAGGAAAAGAAAGCTGGCTTGCTTTGAAGTATGGAAAACTTCAAGCAAATTGGCAGGATGATATTCGTAAAGGATTTGAGGAATGTTTCCGCGTGTTGGTCAATGGCGGTGTGCTGATTTTTAAATGGAATGAAACACAAATTAAAGTCAGTGAAATTTTAGCATTAACAGATCAAAAGCCTGTGTTCGGGCATATCAGTGGAAAGCGTGCGAATACTCACTGGATCACTTTCATGAAAATGGAGCCGGCTCATGACTAACCTCCAACACATCGCCCAAGAGCTTGCTGAAGAATTTGCACCACTCGTCATAGGGCAGTCAGGCACAACCAAAACATTCACGGCGGAGCAAGCCTCTGCCCTTTATTACATCCTTGTAAGTTTTGGATATAAGGATGAATGCAAGGGATTGGACACCAAATTGCCATTTGAGTTAATTGATATTAAGAAGGAGGTATTATGAATAAGTTTGAAGGAATGACTATTAAAGAGGCGCTTTGTTCACGCCCAGTACTAAAAACTCCTGACTTAGAGGAAATTTTTGGTAGGTCATCACGAACTCTAAACCGTTGGCAAAATGGCGAGCTTTACGAAAACCCAATGCCTAAGCCGTTTTCTGAATGCAGAGGCGCAGGAAATAACTATGATTCAGGCAAACTACTGGGTTGGTATGAATCGTGGCCACTACAAAAAAAAGCGCTAGTTATCTAGCGCTTCATTCTTCCAAATTGATTCTAGTCTATCCATCCACTTCTCGTAGGCTTCTTTCTGCTCTGATAAATAATCATGCTTATCGTATGTACCCCATATCTTTGGAAGAGCATGCCCCAACATGATCTCACATACGTGAGGCTGTGCAATCGTTGACATATTGGTACGCATAGTTCTGCGAAGATCATGTACAGACCAATGCTCCAGATCAACACCTTTATGCCTCTTAAGCCATTGGAAAATATTGTTTGGCATTGTGAGATGTGATGTCTCACCTAGCGGCCTTGTAGTCCCATCAATTGTAAACAAGTACTCAGAACCTTGGCTGAATTCCATTGCTTCAAGCAAGTAGGGTTTAATGTTTTCCGTAATTGGTCTTAAAATCGGCTTTTTACTTTTCTTCCCTGTTTTGTGATTTTCAGGAGGAACAGTCCATATCATTTCTTTTAAATCAAAATGAGATTTTTTGGCAAGCTTAAGCTCACCCACGCGGCAGCCGTAGATAATCAAGAGTGTTAGAAACAACTTATTTTTATAAGTCATCTTGGTTCGCTTTAGGGCATACCAAGTTAAATAGATTTCCTTGTCACTCAGCGCTCGTTCTTTTACGCCTTTTTCAATACGCAGGTCATGCTTGGCTGAAACATTCATTAGGTGATTGACTGAGATTAAACCGCGCTTCTGCCCCCACTTGAGGCACTGGTTTGCATTAATCAAAAGACGGGCAGAAATGGAAGGTGATTTCTTTGCTACATCCTCCAGTAATGAAAGCCACTGATATGCGCTTATATCATCACTATTCTGCTTTCCAATATTTGGAAGCACGTATATCTCAAAAGAGCGCTTTATCTCATTATGACTAGATTTATTGGGTACACAGAATTTCTCATACCATTCATAAAACAAAGTCTCTAGTGTGTATGCATCTCTAATGCTCACCTTCTCTTTCAATCTTACCTGTTTTGGATCAAGCCCTTTTTCAAGTACCGCTCTAAGACGATCTGATTCTAAACGTGCATTTTTCAATGTTAAATTTGGATATGAGCCAAGATCCAGTCGATGCTGCTTGCCGTTATACCTGTAGCGTAGCTGAAAGACGATTTTGCCTTTTGGAGTAATACGAACACTCATGGCATCGCGATCGGCGAACTCTTCTATTTTTTCTCTGTCTTTACCAAGTTGAGCTTTTAGCCAAGCTTCTGAAATCGCCAT